CGAGTCTTTCCCACTAAGGTAAAGCCAGATTTGGAGACAATTATTGCCCCTTTCTCTGGTTTTAGCCGTACTCTTGACCAGGCTTTGGTTGAGAGAGGTGTCAAAGACTTTATAGGTAGTAAGAAGTTTTCAAAATATTTTAAAATAACCTTGATTGGCGGGGAATCCGCAGGCCCAAACAGTTTTCATGCTGTTTGGGGTGCGGCTATGGATGTTTTTGCATTCATCCATAACCCAAAGGCATTGCTAACTATATCTATTTGAATGTATAGATACGGGAAGCCTTATCTTTGTTGATTCTGAGCCATTCTGTTATTAGGGTGCATTCCTTACTTAATGATTGTAAGTTACGCATTCTTCCTACGCCGAAGCAAATCCATACTCTATCTAGGCCGTCTTTCAGTTGTTTATAACACTGCTGGAAAAGCCAGGGTCGTCGCTTTGACGAACTGGTGAATCCAGCTATGTTTAAAACCTCTGCACGATAGCTTATTTAGAGTTCTACAGCAAGAGCCAACTGATGGTACATTTAATCAGGATTTACCTTTAGATATTTTATTATCTAAAGACATTCCTGATTGTAATATATCATCATTTGATCTTTCTGCAGCTACGGATAGACTCCCTATAGATCTACAACAGGATATCTTAAACCAATTATATGGTGATGGATTGGGATCATTATGACGAAGTCTACTTTCAATAGACTGATATTATAATGATACACCTCATCGATATTCTGTCGGTCAACCTATGGGGGCGTATAGTAGTTGAGCTATGCTGGCGGTCACACACCATGTGATCACCAGGGTAGCGGCTTTATCTCAGGACAAAATGTCCTTCGATAATTATGCTGTCCTTGGTGACGACTTTGTCATTCGTGATGACGTTGTTGCCGAATCTTACCTTAGTATAATGAATACTTTGGGAGTTAAGGTTAACTTAACAAAGTCCGTGATTTCGAAAGATTTCGCGGAATTTGCTAAGCGCCTTAAAGGACCTAATATAGAGATTACTCCGATGGGCGCAGGATTGCTCCTACGCTTCATCAGAGATCGTTTCTATATTGGAAACATTATTAGAGAAGCTCACAAACTCTTGTGATTAAGATCTATTAACGATGTCCTAGTTGCAGTAGTAGACAGATGACCTCAAAAGAGATCACTGTTTACTCTTGCTGTGTGGGTTTGCCTTGGTGGTGGTGGATTGTTTAACAAGCAACCATTAGATACCGATCATCCTTTAACAGATGGAATGGTACCAATATGATTTGGTCGCCGTATCACTACAGACAATATAGGTATATTGAATGATGTGATTTCCTCTATTGGAATAGCTTTAGTTAAGCTATGCCGAAGAGATTACCAAACAAGGCTAGGTCAGTTGCTGAAAGCGCAGGAGAAATTTTACCAAGAAGGTTTAATGACTCGTACGCAATCGTGACTGCCACTTAGAGTACTAGAAAACTTCCTATTAGTATTGAATCCTGGATTCTGATTCTACGCAGATGCTTTAATTACATCTGAAGATGAATTGGATCTGGTATTCGATAAACTGAATGAGGGTTTTACTACCTGAGCAGATTTGCGCGAATTGATTCTCTTAGATCCTTCAATCAATATTTTAAGTATTGATTGAGCTTCTAGAAAATCAATTCAGCAATCTGCTCGGGCGGCAAAGGAGTTTATTAAGTATGCTCAAGACGAATTTGATCGCCTGCAAACTCTTAAGAGATTAAAAGTAAGCAAGGCGGTTAAACGTCCTTGAGATATTGACTTAAACGTCTCCCCGATTAATGTAAAAATATATTAATAGGATCCTCTCTAGTTGATCGCTC